CGCCTAATGACACACTAATTCGTCACCGGGAGGCAATAGATAATGTCAAACCTCCCGAACCTACCGCCCCAATGAAAGCCGGGAATTATTTTCAAGATGCCCTGATGCACTGGTTTAATGATGAATTTAACTGCGCCATCATGGAACCCAAAAAAGGGTATAAGAACAAGCATTGTAATATGGTTGCTAGTTTGGACGGCATATTTACTGAAGACTGGACATATGAGGGAACCACGGTGAAGGCGGGGAACTTGTGGGAATGCAAGCACCCCGGCAGACCGAGTAATCCAACTGATGCAATGGAAAGAGTGCTGCAAGTTCAAGCGCAGATGGACTGCACTGATACAGACATATGTGTAATAGGCGAACTAGCCAGGAGCGATCTCCAATGGCGCATTGCATTAGTACACCGCCATGAGCCTACCATCAAAGCAATTAGAAAGGCGGTAAATATATTTTGGGATCACATGGAGAACGACACGGACTACCCGCCCGTCACGAATGAAGAGGCAAACAGATATTACGATGCCAATTACTTTGACCCTATCGATTTAACGGACGGCCCTTCCGAGGAAATTAAAAGCGAGGCAAGGGGGCATCTCATTGATGCCGCCGACACTTACCTGGCGGCTGAGAGAGCGGTGACTGCCGGGAAGAAGTGCATGGAAGACAACGCACTAATAATGAAACACATCCTAGGCGGCGTGGAAAAAGTACAGCTCCCAGATAATAGGACGGTGAGTTTTACTACAGTCAATTACAAAGCCCAGCCGGAGAAGATAAAAATTACTCCGGCTAAAGATGCCCACACATCCAGACGATTTAAAGTAAAGGAGGACTAAAATGAATCAGATAGCTACACAAGACATAGGTCAAATTGAAAATGTTTTAATTAACGGCGACCTCGCCAAGTTAAGCGAAAATGACAGAGTGTTTTATTACAACAAGGTGTGCGAATCAGTTGGCTTGAATCCGTTAACCCGCCCCTTCGAGTATATCAAACTTAATAACAAACTGACGTTGTATGCCAAGCGAGATTGCGCCGACCAGCTAAGGCAACTGCACGGCGTATCCATTAAAGTGATAGAGCGGGGGGAGGTGGATGGACAATACGAAGTTCACGTTGCCGCCCAGGACAAGCACGGAAGAACTGACGAAGACATCGGGGCAGTTCCTGTTGGCGGTCTCCGTGGGGAGGCACGTTCCAATGCCATCGCCAAGGCAATGACTAAAGCAAAGAGGCGGGTCACTCTTTCAATATGCGGATTGGGGCTGTTGGATGAGACAGAAGCTAGTGACGTGATAGGAACAAAGGACATTTCATATAATTTGGATGAAATTTTCCCCGATGAGGAGAAAGCGGAGGCTCTCACAGCCCCGCCTGTTGACGAGTCGGAGGCGGTTGATACCAAAACTCATCCAGAAAAAGATGCTAATCCTGACGCAATTACGGAGCCTATAAAGGAATGGGGTCTGGAATACATCCCTTCACGGGGCAAAGAGATTAAATATCTCTATGATAATGAGTCCTTTGCCAAAGAATACAAACTAGAGGTGAACGCTTTGGAGGCCGACTACAAAGTACAACCCAGGGACAGGATGACTAACATGAAACAGTTCAAAGAATTGAACCAGGAGAGGCTGGATAAACTGCCACCGTCCTGGGTGAAGAAATTGGAAAAGGCAAGACTGGATGCAAACAAGAGATTGGGAGCCGGAAAATGATTTGCGAACAATGCGGCAGTGAAGTTGTTAAGAAGAAGGGGCTGACACCTAAGCAGATGCATACGCTTAATTTAATTGACCACTGGATAAAAGAACACGGACACAGTCCCAGCTATACTGAGTTGTGCAAGTTGATGAACACCAACCGCTCCAATGTCCACGGTTATATAAAGAGATTAAAAGAGCGAGGGTATGTCACAAACATTCCAGGCCAACAAAGGAGCTTGCAAGTTATTAACTGAAAAATAAAGATTTCTCCTCCAACCTTCGGGAGATCAACCCTTTGAGCTTACGCCCACCAGCAAAAGTCCATCGAAGGAATTGGTCTCCCGCTTTTTCATACTCACCCCTTAACAAACATTGGCGCAAGGTGGATCGCTGCATCGCACCAGTGCCAACATTATACGCCCAGCTTCCAAGTGCGCTAAACATATTGTCTGTTAGTTCGGCGGTGATAAGTTTCTCAATTGCTTTCTCAACGTGGCTAACCTCACGTTGGAGATACTTCTCAGCTTCTTCTCTCGTAATGTCCGGGTGATCAGCCCGGATAGCATTCCCATCAAGATCCCATGTAGAACCATACCCAATCGTGTGTCTATTCGCCGGGCATAGGTATACGCTTGCTGAAAAACCCTCCCACTTCTTGATGATGGAGAGTCCCTGGTTATTAACGTGCCTCATTTTCTGTTAAAAGTTCTTTGACCAAACCAAAAGCAGACTACAGCCGCCCATACACTCTGCATAGGTTCATTCCATATCATCGAGTACATCTCAATATCTATCAGATCGAAAGCCAGGAGATAGGTCAGCGTCATAAACTCTATGAGGAGTATGTATGTTGTCATTGGCCGGACACTTGAGGAAACATTGATCCAAAATTGGCTGGCCTTTTTTGTAATCTCGGCGTGTTCCTTGTGTAGCGACTCAGTCTCCCGAATATCCGCATCAATATTCACCATCTGCATTTTCTGATTGCCGAGGGCTAAATTTATTTCATGCTGTTTTTCCATACACTCCAGTTCAAACTTTTGATCTCGCTTGGTTTCAAAGTATCCCATCACCTTCGGGATAATTGATGTTCCAAACCCTAATATACTTCCAATAATTGATAACATTAAAACTCCTTTTGCATTATCTTACACATCTTCACGCTTAATTCATGTAGCTCCTCATCCAACTGCTGGCCTACTCGCCCCCGTCCTACAATAAAACATTCAACCGGGGCGTAGTTGTTGTCGGGATCAAACGACACACTGAAATGAAAGTTGTCTGTACGACTATTCACGATTGGTTTTCTATTTCTCATACCTCTATAACCTCTCCTCTAAATGTAATCTTGTTTTCATCCCACACCTGGACTAGCTCCGGGGGCAATAGCTTACCGTCCTTGAATACCAGAACAGCGAATCCACTTCTCCAATTGACCGGGTTATCTTCGGTGTAGTTTGTAAACTGGCTCCCATAGGGATCAGCTAATGTGCCGCAGTCTACTCCCCAACGATGACCGTTGTAGTCACTGAAGCCTGTAACCTTTTGGCTATGCAGATGACCCGTGACAATTGTCCGCCCAGACCAGAGAGCATTGTTATGTGTAGCGTGAATGCCTCCTTTAAAGCGATGCTTAATAATGACCTCATCATTTAGCCAGCACGTCCAGCCCATCAGCCAGTCGCTGAAGTGATCCTTCAACCGAGTGCCTAGCACACCATTTACATCAGGCGTATTGTTTGCCAGGTAAGTCTCTAATCTCATGTCGTGATTGCCGAGAGTAAAAACCAATTCGGCGTGAGGTACTATGTCCTGGATAGAATTGGTAAAAATTTTACAGGCAGATAACTCCTCCACTACGGTAGGCTTGTCTTCCCATCCTATACTGGGGAAGCGGGAGATACCCGCACCGTCAAACAAATCGCCATTCATTACCACCATAGGTATTTCTTTTTTGTATCGTCTAAGGAAATAGAGAAACCCCCGCTGTGCTGTTGTTAGATTTCCCGGCCAGATATGTGCATCACTTCCAATAGGAATAATACCGTTGCCAATTTCAAAAATCATCCGGGATGGAAATTCTGCACTGGTTATTCGTGTCGTAGTTGCCGGAGCATTTATAGATCGGCCAAGGGCTTGCTCTAATCTACGCCGCCGATTGTAAACTGCCCGCTCTACTACACCTAAAATTTTAGCAGTTTTTGACGCTCCGTGTGTTTCAAAGGTTTTTACAAATTCTTCATCATTTACTTTAGGTGGTGGCATCCTCTACTCTACAGTTGTTGACCCAATTTCTTTTCCATACAAATTCCCTGGGCATTAATCACTGGTGCGGCCATAGCTACATTCCTTATCATCACCGCTATCCGGGTGTAGCATCCTTCCAACGTGGGGTATCCGTCAGATGCGGTGTCATTCATCTGAAAGGTTGCACTGCCCATCACGGTTAGAATCACCACAGCAACATACATCATTCTTGTCCGTCCTCTCGGCAATCGCAGTCTTCACAACTGCAACTGTCGCACTTGTAATTACA